AAGAGCAATATCAGATAGATCTGGTATGGAATTTCCGTATAAAGAAATGCTTAGAGAATGGAATGGATCATTGGTCCATGTTTCAGAGTACGAGGCCAAACAACCACAGTTGGAACCCAAACCACATGGTGCAGATGGTATAGCTTTAAGAAATGTTAGAACAGATAGAGTAGAACCAGCTGTTGCAGCATTGTTAGGAAACAATCCTTTTGCTACGACTGCATCATCAACAACGGTAACTGTAACAGAAAATAATCATGGAAGAACTTCAGGAGATACAGTAAGATTTAGAAACGTACAAGGAAGCCCTGGAGGTGTAGCTTTTACAGCCTACGAGGACTCATCAGGTTTTAGTATAACAGTAACTACAACAAATAAATATACGTTTACACTAGGCTCAACTCCTAGTATAACAGAAGAAGGAGGAGGACCAACTGTGACTGCAGGTCCAGTTACTATAACACCATGATAAATAAAATTTGGAATTGGATAAAAAGTATATTTAAATCAGAAAAACAAGATCCACACCTTGTTTTATATGAAGAGGTACAAGAACCTAAACCAGAGCACTGTCCAACACATTTAAGATTTAAAAAAAGTTGTCCAGATTGTAGGGAGATAATTAAATAATGGCTGGATTAAGTGCATCAGGATTAAAAACACAAATAAGAAGTTATACTGAAACAGACTCTAATGTATTAACAGATGCTGTTTTAGAAAATATAATTTTAAATGCACAATATAGAATTTTTAGAGATATACCTATCGATGCTGACAGAAAACAACAAGATGGTAATCTAGTAGCTGGTCAATCAACTATTAATGCCCCAGCAGGAGCTGTTTTTATTAGAGCTATACAAGTATATGATTCAACATCAGCTGTAACTGGAGCAAATGTTTTTTTAGAAAAAAAAGACATTTCATATTTACAAGAATATATTTCATCGACTGAATCATCTAAAAGAGGGCAACCAAAATATTACGCTATGTTTGGTGGTGCCACAGGAGAATCTGATACCACTTCTGGAAGAATGATGTTCGCTCCAGTTCCTGATACTACATATAAATTTAGAGTTCATTACAACGTAGCTCCTGCATTATTAGAAAATGACGACACTAACTATATTAGTCTTAACTTTCCAAATGGGCTTTTATATTGCTGTCTATCAGAAGCGTATGGGTTTTTAAAAGGTCCAATAGATATGTTGACACTTTACGAAAATAAATATAAACAAGAGGTACAAAAGTTTGCTAACGAGCAAGTTGGTAGAAGACGAAGAGATGACTATACCGACGGTGCTGTTAGAATTCCGATAACATCGGCAAACCCGTAGGAGAAAAATTATGGCTATATCATCAGCAATTTGTACAAGTTTCAAACAAGAAATTTTAGTGGGTACACACAATTTTACTGCTTCTAGTGGTAATACTTTTAAAATAGCTTTATTTACAAGTTCTGCATCTTTAGGTGCAGGCACAACTGCTTACTCAACTTCAAACGAAATTTCAAATACATCTGGGTCTGCTTACTCAGCAGGTGGTGCAACATTAACAAGTGTTACACCAACAACATCTGGAACAACTGCATTTTGTGATTTTGCAGACGTAAGTTTTACTTCAGCATCTTTCACAGCTAACGGTGCATTAATTTATAATTCTTCACAATCTGACAAAGCTGTTGCTGTTATCGCTTTTGGTGGTGATAAGACAGTATCAAGTGGAACATTTACAATTCAATTTCCAACAGCAGATGCATCTAACGCTATTATTCGTATAGCATAAGGAGGACATCCTTATGTCAACTACCTGGGGACAAAATTCTTGGGGTTCCAACTCATGGAATTCTAACGTTGTTACTGTTTCTTTAACAGGTGTATCTGCTACAACATCAATAGGTGATGAATCTGCTTTTAACGTAGAGGGTTGGGGTAGACAAGCTTATGGTAATTCAGGTTGGGGTGTAGAATACTCTGTAAAACCTACAGGTCTTTCTGCTACAACTTCTCTGGGATCAGTAGTAGCTGCTCAATTTATAGTTCCAAATATCACAGGTATAGAGGCTACAGCTAGTTTAGGTGATTTATCAATAAGCACTGTTGTTGAAGTAACAGGTGTTTCTGCAACAGTATCATTAGGTGATGCAGAAGAATTTAATGAAACAGGTTGGGGTAGATTAACTTGGGGAAACGCAGATTGGGGAGAGGGTGCTGATGAATTAGTAACTCCGAGTGGTATAGAAGCAACATCTTCTTTAGGAACAGTTGTTCAAGGTATAGGTGTTCCTTTAGAAATGGTAGCAGATCCACCATCTGGAGATCAACTTTTAAAATTTGCAAGAGCCAGTGTAGGAAATGTTTCAGTTGAAACAATAGAAATTGCAGCTGTTACAGGAGTATCAGCTAGTTTTTCAACTCCAACTTTGTCTTATGTAGGAACTTTAGTTGGATGGGGTAGAGATGCTTGGGGAGATAATTCTTGGGGTGAGTCTCCTAATGAAATTGTTGTTGCAGTAGGTTTAGATGCAACTGCAAGTGTAGGATCAATATCGCCAGCAGATGCAGTTGGTTTATCTGGTCAAGAGGCAACTACAAATGTTGGAAGTGTAACTTTTACAATAGATTCAACACCAGCAATTACAGGTCAAGAAGCTTCAGGAAATGTAGGAACACTAGGTTTAGAGTTTGGTCCTGCATCAATATCTGGAGTATCATCTACATTTAATGTAGGAACATTAGGTTTAGAATTTGGTCCAGCGACAATTACCGGTGTTTCAGCAACAGCTAGTGTAGGTGAGTTAGAAATTGATGATGCACAAATAATTAATATAACGGGTGTTGCATCTACATCTGCAGTAGGATCTATAGTCCCTGCAATAGGTGTTCCCTTAACAGGTATAGCTGCAACATCTTCTGTTGGGTCTATAACTCCATCAGACGTAATGGGTTTAACAGGATTACAAGCTACTTTTGCAGATCCTAAGATTGGATTACAAGCTTATACAAATGTTAATACAGGATCAAATGGCTCTTTTAGTAATGTTGACACTGGTTCAAATTCATCGTATAGTGGCGCCTCAACAGGTTCGAATGATACTTATTCTAATGTTGCAACTGGATCAAATACAAGTTATAGTGACGCTGCATAGGAGAAAAAATTATGGCATCAACATATTCCTCTGATTTAAAATTAGAACTAATGGCTACTGGTGAAAATGCCGGTACATGGGGAACTAAAACAAATACAAATTTAAACCTAGTACAACAAGCAGTTGCAGGTTATGAAGCAATTGATGTAGCATCATCAGATGTTGCTTTAGCCATGTCTGATGCAACAATTTCAAATGCAAGAAATGCTACAATAAAATTAACTGGAACTTTAGCGGCTAACAGAACTGTTACATGTCCAGATAGTATAGAAAAAGTTTATAACGTAATAGATGGGACTGATCACGCAGGATACACATTAACTTTTAAGACAGCTAGTGGATCTGGAGTTTTACTTTGTGAAGGCAATTGTTATCTTCTATATGCAGATGGAACAAATGTTGTTAAAGCAAGTGAATACAGAAAATGGAGAACAGTAAGTGCTGCAGAAACAGTGCAAGCGGGTGCAAAATTATTTGTAGAAACAAATGGTGGCGCTGTTACAATTACGCTACCAGCATCACCAGCAGTTGGTGATGAGGTACATTTTGTAGATTCAAGATATACGTTTGATTCTAACGCATTGACTGTTGGAAGGAATAGTTCTAAAATAGCAAACGCAACAGCAGACTTAGTAGTTAATACTGAGGGTGCAGCATTTGGATTAGTTTATTCTGGTTCAAACGTAGGATGGACTTACACGGAGAAATAATATGGCAAATTACGAAGCAACAAAATACAATTTTTCAGGAGCAGATCTTACTGGTATCGAAGGTATACCTACAGCAACTATTGTGCCATGGTCAGATTCATCTGTGCCATCAGGATTTTTAGAATGTGATGGTTCAGCTGTATCAAGATCAACTTATTCTGCTTTATTTGCAATCGTAGGTACAACTTACGGTGCAGGTAATGGCTCAACTACTTTTACTCTTCCAAACCTAGCAGATAACGTAGCGATTGGAAAATCTAATAACAAAGCTTTGGCATCCACTGGTGGTGCTAACACAGTTGCTGCAACTGGAAATATTGGTGGAACTACAGCAAATGCTTCTTTGTCAGTAGCTCAACTTGCTGCTCACTCTCACAATATGAACGTTGGTGGTAGATCTATGGCTCAAAACCAACTTGACCAAGATTTACCTGGTCAGGCTCCTGAAAACAAAGAGACAAATCAAACAGGTTCAGGTAGTGCTCACCAACACAATATGAGTGCTAACTTTTCAGGAGATTCAACGTCAGTGTTACAACCGTATTTAACAGTAATTTATATTATAAAAACATAGGAGAAAAAATGGCAGCTAGAGGAACTTGGACAGTAATATTTGAAGATAAGTTAATAATTAAACAATCAGAGTTAACTGCTAATAACCAACCTGTTGGTCATACAATAGATGATAATGATTTTTGGAACAATTCAGATTATTCAAATTTTTGGGCAATTCAATATCAAACTTCAAACGCTGATGATGAGGTAGAATTTAAAGACGAAACTCCTAACGACACATGGGCTAGCACTGGTTTAGATTTTCAACCTTTTATAGACAAATGGGATGCAGCTCATTTACCTTATTTACAAAATGAATGGGATAATAATGAGGTTGATGGAGAAACTTCAGAAGAAAAAATAGCTAGATTAGGTGCAAGACCTACTTCTTATTCTTCATAATTTATTTCATAAAAATTTGTACAGAAATTCTAGGTATAATTGGACTCAAAACAGGGTTTACTTTATGCTGAATTGGAGCCTTAACGATAACTAAAGAGTTACCTACATAAGGTAAAAAACTAAAGCCATTTTCATTAGAAAACATT